TACTCGGAGCTGTGCTTGGAGGTGGCAACATCCTCGAAGAGCGGGGCGGGGTGCCCGTTGGTGTACTCGAGGAGGTGTTCCTTGTTGTGGACGATGGTGCAGCGGTGGGCATCCTTGCGATCCATCTGGAAAGCGAGGGAAGCCTTAGCTGCCTTGGGCCCTGTGGCAGGCCACACGCCCTTGGTCCGACGACCACCAGGGATCGCAGGATCATCCTCCATGCAGTTGAGCTTCTCAAGCATAGGATGATGCTCGACGCCTGGCTCACTAGACTTGGCGTCTTTGCCCCCTGCGCCAAATGCAACTCGTCCTAGATTGTTGAGCTGAGGGTTGGGGAGACGATCATCGTGCATGAGATGTGGAATATTCGTGGCGATGTACTTCTGAAAGGTCTGGGAGCCGTTCAGACTTGCGCAGACCTTGCGCCATTGATGCTTGCCCTTGGACTGTGAGACACAAGGGTCAAAGCTGAGAGGGTCGTTGTAGTCGACGATGAACGCCTGGACATCACGGAGGACGTCAGAGAAAGGCGAACCGTCATGGAGATGGAGCATGGTCTCGTGGAAGAGTGCGTCGAACTTGTCGAGCTGGTCACTGGTGCACAGTGGAACCTTGACATCACAGCCCTTGAGCTGGTGAGAGTCAGTGGGTACAGGTCTCTCAAAGTTCTCGAACATCTCATCATAGTCCTTCATCTGGTTGATCAGGAACTTGCTGACGGGAGGTGGCTTGCCATCAAACGACTGGCTCTTGTAGGCAGGAAGAGGGCAATTGGGATAAGCCCTTCTGATGTACTCAGCCTTCAGGCTAGGAGGCACCTTCTCAATGAGGGCCTTGAACTTGACGCAGCGCTTGCACGTGCAGTTGGGATTGCACTGTGGAGCGCTGAGGTTGGTCTCTGATGCCATTCTTGCGTGGATGGACTTGATGCATGCCTCTACCGATGATGATTCGGGGAGGGCTTGAAGTGTGGGAACCCAGGGAACGGGAATGCCTGGAGGGGCACTCGTGGGAGCAGACTCGGAAGTGTATGCCAAGTCACAATCCGCTAGCGCGATGGCTTTGGTCTTGATGATCTTGTGCTGACGCTTCCTAGTCTTCCACTTGTCCTTGGAGAAGGCGTAGATGTTCTTCTTGGTCTTGACCTTGGGAGGAGCAGGAATGGTGCAGACGAAGTCATAGTCGTCGTCGTCCTCCAAGCAGACCAAGCTCTCCTCTGCGCTAGTAGGCGAATACCAGTTGCGGAAGCAGCTGCTGAGGTAGTTGTAGGTCTGCTGGAAGCATTCACCCTGCATGGGGATGTCAAGCTTTCCAGTGTAGAGAGAAATGCTGCCATCTGCATTGCCGTAGTAGAGGAACTTGGGCTGACGGAGGACAGCCTCAGTTTCGGGGACGACAGGAGAACGCGCTGCAATCTCCGCATCGCGTGCGGCCTTCTTGAATGCCTTGGCTGCCATCTCGGCCTTGACCTTGGCCTGGTGGCGAATTGCCACAATGGCCTTCTTCTGTTCCTTGGTCAGGGGTATGGTGCACTCATAATCGAGCACAGCTCCCAGACCGTTGAGCTCAGGATCGAGCTGGTCAGGGATACCGCTGGTGAGTAGATTGTGGCGAAGTCCAGACACGTCACTGGGAAGAGCGCGAATAGGGACCTCGTGCACGTCGTTCAAGTTGCTTGACGGAAGCAGACGTCCGTCAGGACCTTTGGCGAAACTGTTCATCCCAGCACGCCATTGGTCGGGCTCCTGAAACACAGGGGCGGGTCTCTCAGTAGTGGAAACGCCAGGTGCAACATACGCCTCGGACGTCGCCGTGACGGTTGTAGGGGGGTTCTCGGGCATGCGGAACACGTCGCGCTTAGTGCCCTCCGCCTCAGCGGATTCAGCTCCCCACGTTCCGGGCTGCAGGTATTTAGTGTCCTGGTGCCCGCGGGATTTGCGATTGTAGTTTTCTTTGCCGCTGTAGCCAGAGATCTCTTCCTGGATGCTGGCCTCGAGCTCTTCCTCGCGCCAGATGGCGTCGAGGCGTTCCTGCTCTTCTTTCCTTTCATCGGC